GCAGCTTTGCAAGAAGCACATACTTTAATTAAAGAGCTAACTGCTAGAGTAGAGGCTTTAGAAAGTAATTAGTATCTTTGAGGATAACTCAAAATTTATAATTATGAAACTAGAAGAAAAAGAATTAGAAACATTAAAAGAGCAAGAGACTAAAAAAAATGTTATCCTAAGAGATTTAGGAATACTAGCTGTACAAAAGCAAGCCTTAGTTAATTCCTTTGCTGCTATTCAAAGTGAGCAAGAAGCGACTAAGAAAGAACTAGAAGAAAAGTATGGCAAAGTATCAGTAAACCTAGAAGATGGCAGCTATGAAGAAATAAAAGATGAATGATTTGAAAATATATGGCATTAACTTAGGTGCTCTGCTATTTAGTAGTGTAAGTGGCATCAATCCTTACTTGCAAACTATTTCACTTGTCTTAGCTATTATTTATACTGCTATTCAAATTTATAAAAAGCTATAGTATGCAGTTACCTAAGAATGGAGTAGCAAGAGAAATTAGGCATTATTCAGGAGCATTAATTATCTTCTTTTTTATAGTGGGTATTATTGTTGCTCTTATTCAATATCCTGTTTTAGAAACTAACAAAGAAATAGTGATGACTTTGATAGGTATGTTAGCTGCAAGTCTTACTATGATTATTAGCACTATTACAGGATCAAAGCCTGATGATGTGAACGAGCTAAAAGCACAAGTGCAAAAAAGAGACGACCAAATAGACTTGCTTGTTGCTCAGAAAGACGAGTATGAAAAAATGATAATAACCTTGCAAGAAACGATTATACAAAATCAAGATCAGATGTTTGACAGACTGATGCTTAAAAGCACTTTAGATTACGACTTGCAAAACAACCCACCTAAGAATGGCTAAGATTGATATAAATGGTGATGGCAAAGCTGATTTTTCTATCTCAGCTACACAAATTATTACTATAGCAGCTATGTTTGCTTCGATTATTGGTTCTTACTACACGCTTAATAACAGAATAGCTATTTTAGAAGATGAAGTAGCTAAGCTGCAATACAACCAAAAGGAATACACTTGGAAAGCCCAGCGATCTTTAGAAGCTGAGGTCAAAGAAATGGAGCTAGAGATGAGAGCTTTTATGAAAGATATAGAATACTTGCAAAAAAGATAATAAAATATGTATGACCCTAAATACTTTTCGCTTTCAGAGTTTGATTCGCCTGATCTACCTAATAGTGGGCTGCATATGGACTATGAGTTTTTACGGATGCTTGATACAGCAAGAGATAAAGCAGGAATACCGTTTAAGATCACAAGCGGTTACAGAACTAAACTACATAATGACAAAGTCGGAGGTGTTTCAAATAGTTCACATTTACAAGGATACGCAGCAGACATTGCCTGTTCTTCAGGAGCAGAAAGATGGAAGATTATTAATGCCCTTATTGAAGCAGGATTCAATAGACTTGGAGTTGCAAAAACTTTTATTCACGTGGACAATGACCCTAACAAGTCAGCAGCCGTGTGGACTTACTAATACAGTTGGTAGTACATTATGGCTGAAATAAAAATCAAGTCTAACGGACTTAGAAACGAACTCAAAGAGATACGCAAAAGTATCGACAAACTAACCGAGGCAATAGTCTCACAAACGAACAAACGCTATGAAAAAGCTAATACTAATAGCTGTACTTGTAATGGGATGTGCAAGCAGCAAAGAACTAAAGATGGAAAAGTATAGACTAGCTACTGAGGATATATGCAGGGATAACCCACACGAAGTGCTACTAGCTCAGCTCTTATATTTGGAAATGAAAAATGACTAAGAAGAAGTTTAAGGATACAGCAGTAGGGCAGTTTTTGCTTCAAAAGATACCAAATGTAGTCAGCAAGATAGCAGAAGATACTCCAGTAGGATCAGTTATAGAAGCTATCATTGGTGGCTCTGATATGCCACAAGAGGATAAGGATGTAGCTCTTAAAAAACTAGAACTAGAAAGAACAGAAATAGATGGAATCACTCGCAGATGGGTGGCTGATAGTCGTAGCAGCTCTTGGCTTGCTCAAAATGTGCGACCTCTTACTCTAGCTTTCCTTACAGCATCTTTTATTATTGGATGGGCTATGCAGCTTGACGAGCTAGAAACTGTTAAAGAATTGCTACAAATTGTTTTTATAGGATATTTTGGTAGCCGAGGAGCTGAGAAGATACTTGGTGACAAACATCACAAATAAGGTAGCTCACAGTCGATTTAAGAGACTTTTATATATTTTAGGCATATCTATATATCTGATAAGCTAAAAACCTCTTAGAAAGCTTTATTTAGCTTTGCTATATTTTTATTAGTTATATATAGTTAGTTATATAATATATTAGTTATATTTAGCTAGCTATAATTAGTTTAGCTATATATAGCTATATATAAAATGCTAGAAAAATGAAAACACAAGACGTATTAGAAAGAGCAGAGAAGATCATTAGATACAAGACTTACTCTGTTAAAAGAAAAATAGATGCTTTATTAGAGCTAGATAGTAAGATGTACACAGAAAGAGGATTAGACACTACTATTACTGAGATGCGAGAAACCAAAAGAGCTTCTAAAAAGATTTACAGGATGATAGCAGATATCTCGCCAATAGATGGGTTCTTACTCAGAGCATTAAGTGTAGATATACCTGAGGTGAAGTGAGGCAAAAGAAACCTGCTAAAAAGCCAGTAAGATCCAAACTAGTAAAAAAGCTAGATGTTATCTTCTCTCAGTACATTAGAAACAAATACGCTAACAAAAGAGGGATGGTAAAGTGCTTTACTTGTGATCGAGAATATCCTATTAAGAATATCCAAAATGGTCATTTTATGAGCAGGAAACATTATTCGACCAGATGGCACGAAGATAATTGCAGACCTCAATGTTACTCGTGCAATGTTATGCAACACGGACAACAATATATATTTGCTATGAAGTTAGGCAAGGAGCTGTCGGATGAAATGTATCAGCTAAGCAGAGAGGTTGTTAAGTTTTCAAACTATGATCTTGAACAAATGATAGAATACTACCAAAAAGAGCTAAAAAAACTTTTGTAAAAATAACTATTTAGCTATATTTGCTTGTGTTTGTAAAACATAATGCTTATTTTAAAGAGGTGAGGTTGAAATATTATCTCACCTTTTTTTTTGATTTATTTAGAATTTTTTTTATTTTTAACAAAAATTAAGTATTATGTATATCAAAAATTACACCAACAAACAGTTATTGGATGCTGTTCAAAATCCTGAATTACTTGTATCTTATCGAAGAGCCTGCAAGGAAGAATTAGAATCACGAGGCAATTTTAAAATCAATTACAATGACTCGCACAGAAGATCTAATTAGGCTGTATCAATTTAGAATAGAAGCCCTTGAAAATAAAGTAGAGGAGTTAGAAGCAAAACTAGAAACTTATACAAATAATTATTATGCAAAGCAAAATTACACACATTGAAGCAAAAGGAACTTGGAACAATGGTCAACGCACCTTTAACAAGTATCAAGTCAGTTTCGCAAATGGAGATTCGCTAGGATTTCTAGCTGTAGCTGAATTTAAGAAAAACGTAGGTGACGTTGTTGAATACGAGAAAAATGACGAAAACCAAACAGGTAAGCTTATTTATACTCAGCAACCTCAGCAATCTACTAGCAGAAAGCCTGACGATGTACAGAGATATATTATTAGACAAAGCTCACTTAATAGAGCTACTGACTTATATGCTAGATCAGGGGCTTGGGATGAACAGCAGATTATTGAGACTGCAAGGATATTTGAAAACTATGTGTACAACGGATGAAAAAATATTTTTAAAAAAGATGAAAGATAAAGAACCAAAAAAATTTGCAGATGGTATGTACGCATTTAAAACTGATTTCGATTGGATGCCATTTAAGCTACAAATAAATGTAAAAGAGTTTGCAGAAACTTTAATAAAGCACAAAGCTTTAGCTGAGCAAAATGATGGCAGACTAAATATTGACTGCAAAATATCAGGAAAAGGAAAGTATTACTTAGAGATTAATGACTTTGTAAGAAACAAAGAGGTAACTAAGTCCGAGCATTCACCTGATCGACAAGAGGTAGATTTACCGTTTTAACAATGAGGGGTTTTATCCCCTCTTTTTTTTTATATTAGTTTTTTAAATAAATTTAGCATTATGATTTTAAACATTAAAGACCAAATTGAGAAGCTCCAAAAGATCAGAAAAGGTGAAATAAAAGAGGGTTACTCTTTAGGGATACCTGAAGTAGACGAGTATTTTAAATTTAAAAAAGGATCATTTAACGTAGTATTAGGCCATTCTAACACAGGAAAAACGACAACTGTGCTTTATTTGATGTTATTATACTCCGTTAAACATAATTTCAGGTGGCTGATATATAGCTCAGAAAATGAGGCATACGTAGTATTAAGAAAGCTTGTAGAGTTTTTAGAGGGTGTGCCAATCAATATGGTAGAGCAAGAAAATTTTGACAAACAAATGTCGTGGATAGATGGGCATTTTAAAATAATTGACCCAAACACGTTATATAATTACAAAAAACTTCTAAATTTAGCAGAAGAAATAAAAAAAGCGTGGGATTATCACGGATTTATGATTGATCCTTACAACTCTTTGATGATAGATAGAAAAGGTTTAACAGGAATATCCAAGCACGATTACGACTATCAAGCTACAAGTGAGATGCGAGTTTTTTGCAAATCAAATGATATTACTATATGGCTATGTACTCACGCAGCTACAGAAGCATTAAGAAAAACACACGCTAAAGATCACGAATACGCAGGACATCCTATGCCACCAATGGGATCAGATGTAGAGGGCGGGGGTAAGTTTATAAATCGCTCAGACGATTTCTTAGTTATTCATCGCTATACTCAACACCCGACAGAGTGGATGTATTCTATGATTCACGTGAGAAAAATAAAAGATATGGATTCAGGTGGCAGACCGACAAGCCTAGATGCGCCTATTAAAATGCGATCAGTTAAAAACAATGTGGGCTTTACAATTAATTTAGAAAATATGTTACACAAAGCATTAGGCAAGATATGATACAATTTATTTTTTTTGACCATTTGATACACATACAATTTATACCTATTTATGGATTTAGTTTAGGTGTGCTATATTATAACCCCAACTTACAGCCAGACGAAGAAGATGTAGATGAAGAAGATTTTTACCATCAAGTCACGATAATGTTTTTGGCTTTTGGAATACACATAACAGTTTGGAAATATTATTAGAGGCATATAAAAGACACAAAAATTGGTGCGAGATTGTTGAGTCTTTTGGTTGTAATAAAGACACAGCAGAAGATATTGTACAAGAAATGTATATCAGGCTGCATAAATATGTAGAGAAAGGAAACGATGTAACGTACAATAACACGGTAAACTATTTTTATGTGTACAAAATCTTGCGAAGTATGTTTGTTGATCTAAAAAGAAAAGAAGGCAGGGTAAGTTTTATGGATGTAGATTTGATACACGATCATCAAATGAATAAAATAGACGGCTTTATGATTACAGAAAACACCTTTTATACTAATGGGGGATATTATCAAGAGCTATACGACAAAGTGATGTCTATACTAAACGGCTTATATTGGTACGATAGAAAAGTATTTGAGCTGTTAGATGGAGAAATGAGCATATCTGAGTTGTCACGAAATACAGGAATAAGTTATTATTCGCTATATAATACATACAGAAAAGTTAAACAAATTTTAAAAGACGAATTACTATGAGACTAGGGGATTTACTAGAAACTATTTTTAAGTACACAGGCATCAAATGGCTTGTGAAAAACACTGCATCCTTGCTAGGAATAGAGGACTGTGGATGTGAAGACAGAAAGAAAGCACTTAATAAACTAAAAATTAATAGAAAAAATGGAAGCACAGGATCAAGCGAACTGGGAGAAATTCCGAGAAAAAAAAAGAAACACGCTAACAAATAAGGAGTACGAAATGATCTGCGATATGCACGCTAGATATTTTCAGCATCCTTTTTGGAAGCCTTGTACTTGTTCGCCCAAAACAATTAACAAGTGGATAGCTGATTTGAATATGTACTATGAAGCTCCGTGACGTACATAAGTGGGAGCAAGCAGTAATACAGGTTCTTAACCTAGATGGATGGGACTTGCAATGGTGTGGAGGTGGCTTTGAGCATTACGATGCAGTAGGAGCTACCCCTAAAGGTTACGAGTGCGTGATAGAAATGAAATTCAGATTGACGTACTATGAAACTAAGATGCTAGAAAAATATAAATACGATCAGCTGATGGATATGCCTGCTGATATGGTAAAGATATATTTTGTTAATGATCCAAAGGCTAATTATTTTTTTTGGCTAAACAAGATATCAATGCCTAAGCCAGTTGAGCTATACTGTCCTGAAACAACACTATGGGCAAATCAAAAAAAAAACAAGCTCGTATATTTATTGGAAGAAAGCCAAGCAACAATAACAAATATCAATGAGGGGAACTAAGACTTACTACGAGGGGTTAGGTGATAGAGATGTGATAGACCTAATCAAAGACTATAAGCTAAACTTTAACAGAGGCAACATCTTAAAATATATTATCCGAGCAGGAAAAAAAGAAGATGAATTGCAAGATCTGTTAAAAGCTAAAGACTACATAGAACGTGAGATAGAACATTACCGAGAGGTAAGAAGAAAAGCCTGCGAAACTTTTTTAGAAGCAGGAGGATGGACAACTAACACTACTTAATATGCCAATACCAAAACCAAAAACAGGAGAAGATAGAAAGGATTACATACAAAGATGTATGGCAAATCCTATTATGAAGTCAGAATATCCTGACCAAGAACAAAGACTTGCTGTATGTTATAAAACATTTATCAACAAAAAGTAAAATATTTTTTTTATATTAGTCAATAAATTTAAGCATTATGAATACAAGAACAGATAGAGAAACCACTTATTTAAAGATGGAAAACCTAGAGGATATGAGGTTTATGAGCAATTTTAACTTTGTATCTTCTTTGCTATTAAAGTGGTACAAGCTAAAGAAAAACCCTGACGTTAATGAGATGATGCAATGTATGAATGAAATAGCATTCTACAATCTTAATTTAAAAAGAGAAAGGGATGACTTGCTAGAGATAGTATCTCAGTACAGAGCTGACAAGATCAGAGCCATAGAAAGAGCTAGAAAGTGTGAAAAAGAATTAGAGGCTAAGCTATGATGACACTAATTAAAATGTTAGGATTTGGCTTCTTTTGTTTTGTGATGGGAGTAGCCTATGCTTTAGATAATTCTAAAAAGAAATAAGATATGATTACAT